TTGCCGCCAGCCTTCTTGCCAGCCATGGCATCGGGGCGAACCATCTTCTTGATGAGCGCCTTGTCCATCGCCTCATCGTCGTGCTTGGCGGATCCGCCCTTTTTATAACCGCGCGTCAGGCGATCCATTGCCTCTTTCGAGTAAATCTCGTCAGCCCGGATGTTCGTGTTCGGAACATAAGGCGAGCCGCGCTTGGCCACCGGAACAGCCTTCTTGGCCATCGGAGCCTTGCTCTTGCCGCTCATGGTGCGCTCGGCATCGCTCGTAGCAGCGGCATCAGCGAACATCTGATTCAGGCGATCGGCATCGGAGACGTCGCCGCCTTCTGCCCGCCTGACCTTGCCGCCACGGGCCTTCTTGTCCTTGTCCTTGCCAAGAACAATACGGGCGCCACGGCGCTGATCGCTCAGCTCGGCCTCGCGCTGCTCAGGCGTCTTGACGTCGCCGCCTTCGGACTTCTTCATCGGCTTGCCGACGCCGATCACAACCATGACGCCCTTGGGGCCACCCTTGGCAGGGCCACCCTTCGCAAGCATCTGGCCCGTCACCGGGGTGGCGCTCTTGGTGTATCCGGCAGCCGCCGGAAACTCGAAATCCTTCACATAACGAACGGCCATTCTATTTCTCCTTGCGGCGCGCAGCCGCTGCATTGTCCACAAGATTTGGGTAGGGTCTTCCAGCTGCCTTCGCACGGGCCTTGGCCGAAGCCTTCAGCTTTGGCGTTAAGGTCGTGCTTTCGCCCTTGAAGGATTTCTCCCAAAAGGGCTTGATCTTGCCGCCTTTAGAAAAAGAATACTTCATTTAGCAATCCCACTTCCTGAGAGATTTATTGATCCGGGAATCAGGGTCGCGCGCTGTTGCAGCAGACGTCAGCTTCGCCTTCATGCCCTTCATCCGGCTACAAAATGAATCTTGCCGGGCTTTGGCAGTGGGGCTTCGCGCAGCCTCTTTGGATGAAACAGGGCGCTTGATGTCATGGCCTTGGGCACGGAGGGACGCACGGCCCTTCTCGTTTAGACCGCCTTCGGGGTTTTTCCCTTCAGACCGCGTCCAAGCACCGCCTGCCTTATATACAGGTGTGCCGCCGCCTTTTGCCATGCACCAGCGCCCCATGGGTCACCCGTAAATTTTGATGCACTCAAGCACGATGGAATACATGTCGCCAGCCGAAGCATCGCGAGTTGTAAAGGCGATGCTGCCCGTCTTCCCGGTTCCAGCATTGTTTTGAATGCCGCCGAAAATTGAGAAGTCCATCATGTAGTTGGTGTTTTGAGGCACCATCCAGCAGAACTCGTCCGTGGTTGCGTCCCACAGGATCTGCACTTCCATGGCATGCGTTGCGGCCCACACCTTGTTCAGAATGAGGCCCGTGCAAGCCTTGCCGAAGGAATTCACGGCGAGGTTGGCGACATTGATCTTGATAACGCCGGACTCACCCGTGCCATCCGAGAAGTTCGTAAACTTGCGGATAACAAGGCGCTCGCCGTCGAGAATGGTTTGCGTCGTGACTGTATCGACCATGCGGCCCTCCTAAAGATATTGGGGGGCCGAAGCCCCCCGGATTCATTAGGCGGGAACGACGCCGATCGCGCCCGTCTGCGTCGCGTCAGGACCAGCCGCAACAGCGGTGAGGCCAATGGCGATCACAAGGCGGCGGGTGCCGTTTGAGGCCGATGTCGCAGGCAGGAACGTCCCACGCACGTCGCCGGTGGCAGCCGTGGCAGTAGCCGTGTCAGCCGCCGTGAACGTGCCAGCATTGTCAGCGACAGCGCCAGCCCAGCCGGTGCGCAGCAGATAACCAGCGTCAAGAACCTTGTAAGGGAGGCCGAAGGTGTCGCCCATGCCGATCGACAGGTTGCCCACAAACGCCGCAGAGACAGCAGCGCGCGTGATCGTCTTGAAGCCCTTCAGGCCATTGACGGTCGTGGTGCCATTAATCGTCAGCGTAGCGGTCTGTGCCTGACCCCAGAAGTCCGTGCCGGTGACGGTCACGGTCTGCGTGGTGTCGCTGGCGCTGGACGAAACGATCGAGACGTTGCGACAGACGTTGAAGGTAGCCACGCCGCCAGTAGCACTGCCACCGTTGATGAGGGCATTGCCAGCGGCTGCGATCGCCTGAGCGGCAGAGACAGCGGTGGCGGAAATGGTGGCGGGAACGATGTCGTAGATGTAAACGCGGCCCAGCGGGCCGACACCCCTATACACCTGACCGGGGCCAGCCCAGCCCTGAGACTGTGAGCCGGTCGCATTGCCGAGCCAGAGATCGTCACTAAACTGAGGCATTGGTCTTCTCCATGAAAAGCTTGACCGGATTTCGGTAGGGTATTTTCACATAAAAAGAAGGGGCGGTCCAGCCGCCCCCTCCTATTAGTTAGACGCCCGCAGTGCCGTAGACGCCGCGAGGATCGGTCCAGCCGATGTCGTAACGCTCGGTGGATTTGAAGCGCATGGAGTCGGTTTCAAAATCACCTTCCATGCTCTTTTCAAGCGAGCGGCGCATCATCAGCTTAAGGCCTTCCGGCGCGTCGGTCTCAACCCACCAAGCGGTGGTCGAGGTCAGACGAGACAGGTTAGCCTGACCACCGCTGAGGAGGCCCATCGACTTGACCGGGTTGATGTCGTTGTTGCCCGTGCCGGTACGCAGAACGCTCTTGAGGAGCACTTCCGCCTGAAACACGTTGGACGGCGACACAACCAGCTTCTCGGGGTTCAAACGGATACGCTTGCCGTTGTTGTCAACAGCGTTGCGGATCTGGATGAGGATCTGCTCAAGCGAGGTCTGCGACAGCGCGGCGGCGGTCGAGAGTTGGTTCGAGAACGACCCGTTGATGATCGGGTGATCCGTCGCAACCAGAGACTTGCCGTCGCCACCCACATAGGCGCCGTTGAAGGCGCGGTTGAGGATGTTGGCGGAGTTCGTCTCCTTCGTCTCGACCAGAGACTGGGCGAGGTGCTTGGCGTAGGTCTGGCCGATACGGATGTGGTCACCGTCTTCGACAAGAACCTTCGTCAGAGCGAAGGCAAGGCCATAGACCTTGTACTGGTAGCGCTTGATGAAGAGCACGCCACCTGACTGATAGGTGACAGCCGTGCCATCCGGCAGCTCAGGCGCAGCGCCAAAGCCGAAGAGGACGGGCTCTTCATGGTAGTTACGCGGAATACCGCGTTCTTCGCGGAAAACCTGTTTCCATTCGTCTGCGCGCTGGTCGTAGACGCCGTCGAAAGCCTCGTTGAGGATTGGTTCGACGATGGAGCGGAAGTCCGTACTGCGCATTGGTGTAGCCATAACGGGATCTCCCTATTAGAAGGCGTTGCGAACGGCGACGTACTGATGGTTCGAGATTTGAACCTGTACGACAGTGTAGGCATCACCAGACGCATTATCGATACCGTTAGCGATACCAACGACACGAAGCTGATAGTTGCCCGAGGCAGCAGTGGCGGCGTCCATGGTCGTGGTTGAGTAACCCAAACCATTGTTGGCCGTAGCATTGGTGATGTTGGACTGCTGTCCAACTTCGTTCTGATCAACAGAGCCATCAGCCTGAATCTCGTACACGATGTACGGGTCCATGGTGTAATAGGCGATGATGTCAGTGGCGCCGGTGTTAGCGGGCCAGCTCGGCGAGATCACAGGACGCTGAGCACCAGTGGGCTGGTACTGACAACCGGCAAAGATACCGATGGCAGCATCGCCCGCAGCAGCGGCCTGAAGGGTTCCGTCAGTGCCCATTTTGACAAGCTGACCAGTATAAAGGCTTGAAGCGTAGCCGGTAACGATCGTACCGGCCATTTCACGGATGACGCCCGACGGACTATAAGCCGCGCGCAGACCGAAGGGAGCATTGGTCGAGGACATTCTCGAATCCTTTTGCTAGATGAGGGGGGACCACCTACTCAAACTTGGGAGCAGGCGGCGGTTCGCGCATTGAAGAAAAACCTTCTTCCTCAACCATTCTGCTTTTAGAGCCACGAGCGCGTTCACCCATCGAATCCATATCGCCTGTGATCCGTTCCTCCTCACGCAGAGGCGCGTCGTGGTGCGCTTCTCGCATGATGCGGAAATAAAGACGCTCGGGCAGCTTGGCCGCGATCATCTCGTTCACGCCGATAAGGCCAGCATATTCGCCGGTCTTGAGTGATGCGTATTCCCAACCGGGAACCTCTTCGGGCTTAACCGGCTCATAACCGAGACGGAAGCGGCCCTGAATTGGATCACGCGGATTAGTCGTGGTCAGCCAGCAGACATGATATCCGGGGATTTCCGGCAAGTCTGGCAAAGCGCTTTGATAGAAAGCGTCTCGAAACATCTGGACACGATCATCGTCGGAGAGCTCGCGGCTCTCAGTAACGCGGCGATCATCCATCGCCCGGCTACGACGGGACTGTCCGTCCACTTTCTTGATGCGTTCATCATTACCAAGGTCCATCGCTCGCTCCTGTTTAGCGCGCCGCACGAGTATCACGATCCACCGCTGCATAGCGCTTCAACATGCGCTCACGCAGAACTGGGTCATCCCAATAGCCAGCATCCTTGAGCGCCTGAACGCGCTCGGAGCTGACGTAAACTTTCTTGGACCCCGGAGAGCTCATCTCTCGAGACCCACCAACGGGCGGCCCGCGCCGCCCTGCTTGGGGAGCAGTATAACCGGAATCTTCTTCTTCTGCAAAGCGATGCGGAAGACGGTCTGCAAGGCGCCGGTCAAGCTCCCGCCAATACTTTTGCGTGGTCGGGTCGTAGCCCTCAGCGACCAAGCCTGCATCCACCTGCTTGGCGGTGACAGAATCGGGGTCAGTGCTGCTGGCGTTGAACCAAGTGTTCTGCGAGGCCCACTTCTGGGCACGCTCGGTGACCTCAGCGGGCTGCTGCGGCGCACGGGGGGCATCAAAGCTTTGCTTGGCGCGGTTGATCTCAGTCGCGCGGGCAATAGCTGTGTCGCGCTGGCGGAGCAGCTCCGGCACCCTTGACCCGTCGCCAGCCTCAATCGCCTTGGCAAGGGCCTGCTCGGTCGCCTGCACGCTATAGATGGCCTGCGTGTAGTTCTGATCGAGGCTGCCGCGCTGGTTCTGGATCGCAAAGCCTTCGACGGCTTCAAGGCGCTTCTGGAGCAGCTGGTTCTGATTGACCAGCCATTCCATCTCTTCCTTGGATTTGTCGCGGGCGAAGCGCTGGTTGTCCTTCCGGCGCCGACGCTCCAGACGCTTGGCTTCTCGCCGAGAATCTTCCTCTTCGTTCCGACTGTCGGAAAGTCTTACGTCTTCGTCTTCATCTTCGTTGTCCTCAATATCGGGATCAACGCCTTCGATGATTTCGACTTCTTCCTGAAGTTCAGCCTTGTCGGTGCTGTTCATGTCTCAGCTCCTCAGATGTGCGCTTTGATAGAAAAGGGGTCTTTGACATCGCCAGTGATGTTGAGATCGTCGAAGATCGCAAACTGAACCTTGTCTCCGTAGTCGCCGGTGGCGGTGCAAGGGAGCTCCCAGCGGAGGCCGCCATACTTCGGCACGAAGACATAATCGCCCGGCTTGCACCATGCGCCTTCGGGCCAGAGCTCCATTGTGTTGCGGTTTCTGTAAGCCAGCGGGCCGACAGAGATCACCTTGGCGACACATGTGTTGTCGAGCTCGGTGTCTTTGGTCTGATCTGAGAAGATAATCCCACCCCGGCTGCGTGTGCGCGCCCGGCGGATCTGAACCAGAACGCGAGAGCCAAAGGGTCTTAAGTTGGGGTCAATAACCGGAAAAAGGTTCTCATTCTCCGTATGCTGGTCTGACACGACGTTTTTTGTCATGCGCCTCGTCCTCTTCGCCTTGTGCCAAGGTCTCCTCAATGATCGCGACAGCGCGACCCAGACCGGCGTAAATACCTGCCCTGCGCCCGTACTCAAAGATTGAGCCGTCGCCGGGCTGCTCTAAAGTCTCATGCGCTACTCGACTTTGCTGTTCGAGTAGACGCTTGATGATGATTTCAATCATATCTTCCCCATGTCAAGGAATTATTTCTTGCCACTGAAGGAAGAAAGTCCAGACTTGGCGGGTTTGTCGTTTTTGCCACTTGTGTTTTTGTGGATGCCATATGGCGCGTGCGGGGTGACCTTGTCGTTGACGAGGTTCTTGCCCGTCGGCGCGTCGTTCACTGCAAGGCCCATGGCGAGGCGCTTGTGCTGCGGGAGAAGGCTGTTGTCCATGGTGCTACCTCAAACGTGGGGGTTAATGCCGTGGCCGGTGGTCAAGTTCGTCTTGTGTCCCTGTTCGGCTTCAAAGACAGCAAGTTCCTTCGCCGTGGTGTTGTCCTCACGGTTCATCTCAGCCTTGGCCTGCAGGTCGAGTTGAGCCTGCTGCATGCGCGACTGTGTATTCTGAGCCTCAAGGCCCAGACGCACCTGATCCAGCTCAAGCTTCTGCTGATCCAGCTGCGCCTTGACTTGGTCGGCCTGCGCCTTGCGCTGCGTCTCAGCCATAAGGATCTGCGTCGGGTCGCCGGGGGGCTTGGGACCGAGCTGCTGCATCATCTGCATCGCCTCCATGAGAACAGGCGGGATGCCCTGAAGGGCGCCCTCGATCTGCGGCATGAGGGCCTGACTGGCCATGGCCAAGGTCTTATCGACCTCGGCATTGAGCTCCTTGTCCTTGCTGCCCATGAACGAATCCAGCGGGACGCCAGCTGCGGCGCTCGCTTGGTTGTAGATGAACAGGGCGTACCAATACACCATGTGCTCCTTGATGTGCTGGAGCACGCCGGGGATGAACGCCGGGCCGATCAGCTGGCTCATGCCAAACATCGGCGACTTCAGATAATCCAGATGGACCTGCAGGTGCGCCAGATGATCCTGCATCGGGAACGCCGCCACCGGGCGCCCCAGCGTCAGGGAGAGGTTTTCGTTCACAGCATTGAGCTCGATCGGCTCGGGGCGCTTGGCCAGCAGGGCCTTGTAGTCCGGCACCTTGAGCTGCTGCAGGATCCGCTCTTCAACCGCACGGGCGTCGTAGAGGTCCGGCTTGGCCTGCGCACGCTGCGCCACGGCCTGCGTCTGGGCGAACCGCTGCGCTTCGGAGAAGATGTTCGGATCCGATACCGGGATCACGTCCATTGGGCCCCGGAAATCGGACGCCTTGCACATTTCCTCGCCGGTGACCTTCTCGATGTACTCATCGGTGAGGTTCTGAGCATTGATGCGGTGCAGCACTTTCAGCGTCATCTGCATGGAATTGTGCAGGCGGGAATGGATCGCCGAGAAGACCGTCATGCCCTGCTCGATCATCGCGAGCGTGGTGCCGACGGGCTGGTTCGGGCTCTGGTCCTGAAGCTTCTCAAAGGTGGTGCGGACCACGCCACGCGCGGCCTCGGTCACAAAGCCGAGAAGCTGGTACAAGACCGGGTTCGGCGGGTTAAACGGAACCGGCATGGCGATCTTGCGGATGTCATCGATGCCGACGCCGCCCTCAATCTCTGTCACCTGCGTCGGCTCAATGCGGTCGGTCTGGCCGCCGCGAGATCCGCCCTTCAGCTTCAGCATGCCGGGGAAATTGTTGATGTGCGCGCTGTCGAGCAGGGCCCGCAGGGCGCCCGTGGCCGCCGCCGACAGGCTGCCGATCATGTGGGGCAGGCCGATCGGATAGGCACCGCGCCACGGCACGAAGGGCCATTCGATGATGTGAACCAGTTCTTCCTGATTCTCGTCATCGGGCTCCCAATTGCGATAGATCGCGAGCACCTCTTTCGAGGTGTCATCGATCGTCACAAGATAGGGTGCGAGGCCGAAATTGTCCTCGAAGTCCAGATAGCAGGAGATCTCATAAACGACCCGCAGGCCGTCCTCGTTGTAGCTGGTCTGCTCCCGGCCCTCGATCTTGTTGTTCGCCTTCTGGGGGCCCGTGAGCTCGGGCTCAGACGCCGCAGTCAGGTCGATATCGCGATACATGCCGGTGTTGGCGCGCTTCTCGAATTCCAGCTTGGTGATGTACTGGACATGCGTCTTGCGCTCGGCGCTGTAGAAGCTCGTCGCACTGTAGGGCAGGTAGACATCGTCGATCGGGATGAAGATCGCCGTCGGGCGGTTCTTCTGCTCGTTCCACATGAGCTTGAGGTATTGCGCGCCGCCCAGCGGCACCTGCGTCGTGAGCTGCTCGAGCTCGGGGCGGAACTCAGGCATCTGCTGCATCAGCTGCCAGTTCATGAAACGCTGCTTGCGCTTCGCCTTCTCCATCTTGTCGACGGTGATGTCGCCGGGGATGAATTCTTTCACTGGGCCAGTCGGGGGCAGGATCTCCTTGATGACGCGCGACGAGAAGTCGATGCACGCCTCGGTGAGCATGGGGTGGACCACCTTGCTCGCGCCTTGGAAGTTGGCTCCGCCGGGGGCGTCCTCGCCAAGGCCGGTGCGGCGCAGGCCCTCTTCATACTGTTTGTCCCGCAGCGTGCGGGCTTCCCTATCGCGCTCGATATATTCAAGCAGCTGCGTCGAGATCGACTTCATCTCGGGCGTTGGCATGTCCTCGGCGAGGTTCGCATAGAACTCAGCGTTCTCGGCAGTGGCGGGCTCGTCGATCGTTACGACAGCCGATCCGTCAGCATTTTCCTCGACATCGGAAACCTCATCGGGGAGGTCCATTTCCATGCCTTTGTCGAGCTCTGCGTCATCCATTGGTCGGCCTTGTCAGTCGAGAAAGCGGGGATTGGCCCAGAGAATACCCTAGATTTGGGTTTTGCGAAATCTGCGACGGGATTTGCCCGGCGTTTACGTTCATGGATGCCGACAGCGGGCCGGTTCCACTGAGGTTGGGTGGCGCAGCCGCAGGCGGCGGGGCCATTGGCGATAAGGCCAGAACATCAGTTCCGGCGGCGTCATAGGGTGACAGGCCCGGAGGCATTGCGATGCCGCTCTGCCCGTCGGTGTAGGCCATGGTGGGGAAAGAAGCCATCCCGCCCTCGGCCATATAAAACTTGTGCTCGGGACCGGCGCCATAGTTCGCATAATCAGCCAAAGGCGAGAACACCCGGCTGGTGCTGGGCGCGGGGGTTGCTGTTGATGACAATGGCGTCGGGGCACCTATGTTAACCAGCCCCAAAGGCGTCGGAGCGCCCATGTTGATCAATGGCGGGGTGCTGCCGTCGCCCCCGCTGCCATAGGCTGCATTGAACGCATCACGCCCGCCGACAAGATTTACGAGGTTGTCGTACCCCGTCGAGCTCATGTTCTGGTTGTTGTAACCCGTTGAGCTCATGTCCTGCGGGTTGCCCCCGTTGATCGTGAGATCCGGGGCCGGGCCATACGGGCTTTCCGTCGGCCCACTGGTCTGTTGGCCAGTGTTGCCTAGCCCAAGGCCTCCCAGCCCTGTGCTGCCCTGCTGGCCAGTGTTGCCTTGGCCCGCTGCTCCCTGCCCGGCGCTGCCTTGGCTAGTGCTGCCTTGCTGCCCGACGGCCCCAACGTCAGAAGGATCCCCGTAAGAGAGGCCGAGCGAGTTATCCGAGATCGCACCCGTCGCGTTTGCGGCGGGGCCGAACCACGTATCATAATCAGGCGCACCAATCATGCTGCCCGGCGATGTCGTGGGCCCGGCGTTCATGGCGTTTGAGGGCGCGGTATACCCAAGGCTGACATTGTTGTTGCTGTATGCCTGTGCGGCTGCTGCAGCTTGTGCTTCAGCATTCAGAGCTTCCCGCCCACGGGACTCTTCCAGTACATCATCAATGGTGTTGGCAAAATACCCCGGCACTGCGCCGAGAGCGGTCGCGGCTGCCTTCGCGTCCGCCGCAGCCTTCGCGTCCGCCTGCTGACTGGCAGCAACAGCAGCAGCAGTGTCGTAAGCGTTGGCAAGTGCATCGTTAAAAAACGATTGCGACTGCAGGTCTTGCGACACCGTATTTTGCACCGATGAGTATGCAGCTTGATTCTGGGCCATGAAGTCGCCAAGGGCGCCCTTGTCAGCGGCTTGCTGCATAGCCGCCACAAAGCTTTCAAATGTTGTCTCTGCGGGGTTTAGAGACGGAACATTGTACGACGTAGGCACCGCGTTCGGTGCCGGGAGATCTGCAGGGTCATCCGCTGTATCTTCAGCCTCGCCGCCTACTTCTTCGCCGCCATAATCACCGCCGTTGTCAGCCTCCCCGCCCATTTCGCTGCCGCCAGCATCGTCATCGTCATC